TCTAATAAATCCAATCTTCTATAAAAACAGAAAGCATTTAACTCTTTAATATCAAAAACAATATATTTAGCTTTACCTTTCAACCAACCATCTTCTCCCTTTACATTTTGAATTTCTAACCAAATACATTCTAAATGTCTATTACCTTTTACATCTATGCCAATATCATCAATAAAAATATCAATATGGTCTTGTATATCTTGTCGTTTTGTAGATTTAGTTACATTTACTCCTTTACTCAATAATAAATTCATAAAGTGTTTTTCTGTGCTATAACCATCTGAAAAAGACCTTGCCCAACGACCTTTTTTTATTTTTTTACTCATCAAGATATTCTAAATATACTCTATGCAATTTATTGTGTAAATCTTTTTTAAAACACGAACTACAACTTGTCATCTTTTTGTTTTGATGAAATATTCTATTGAATATACCAAGTAGTTTCTTTTGTGTTTGTGGATGTATTGTTTTTTTATCTTCTTTAAAATATTTATCAAGATACTTAAATTCATCTTCTGTTAAACACTCTGGCTTGTAATAAGGAAATAAATAATTGAGCTTTTCTTTTCTGTCATCACACCCACAATCCTCTCCAAGCACCCACTTAGCTACTTTGTCTATTCCTGTTTTTTTAAATACTTTCTCTAAAGTATCTCCTAAACCTTTACTTTTTGTACTTTTTGTACTCTTTGTCTGCAACTTTTCTAATTTTTTCTTTGGCATTTGTTAATGTATTAAATATTGAACTTAAACTTATTTTAGTTTCTTTACTTATATCTCGCATACTCATTTTAGTATTCATGTACAATTTAGTCATTTTTTTATCATACCAATACCATGAGTTGATTTCGTCTTCTATTTTGTCTATTAAATTATCTAATTTTATTTTTTTATCTATATTGTTCTGTACTTCTTCTGGGTCTTCAATCATGTACTTTGCTAACTTTCTGGAATCATCTTTATCTACAATCTCACTAAAATATATTATTTTACGATTCTTAATGTTTTTGCCTGTATTATAAAAGTTACTATAATAAATATTTCTTAGTGTTATATAAACATAAAAAGTATTTATCTCTTTATCATTATACATTATTTTTTTGGCATCCTTTACATAATTGTTAATTCTTAAATACATCTCTTGTACAAGCTCATTTGCTTGGTCTTCTGTAATCTTAAAGCTCTTTGCCATACGAATCCAATCATTGTGCTTTGTAGCCAATAAATCAATTACCCTCATCAATAACAGATATAATTTGCTCATAAGAATTACACACAAAGTATGCACCTTTCCAATTAGATTGAAATTCCAATTCATCTGGTGTAAGTTTCTGTTGAGATTTAG